TGGACGCAGACGAAGATTATGAAAGAGAAATAACCTGCGAGGGTTGTTTTTGTTTAAAAGATGAATGTGTCTGTGGAAGATGGAAATAAACTTACCAAGTGATTTAGTATTAGGTTGGCTTTTGGGGTTAGCCAGCTCTTTTACAGCCATAATAATATGGGAGTATGTTTACAGAAGTAGTAATACAAACAAAAGGTGGCGACATGGATGAAAACAGAATCAGAAATCAAAAACAAATTAAGATTCATCAAAGCTAATATTAGAGAGAAACCAATAGACAAGATGAGAAACTTAGATAGAGCTATATTTATGCATAATGATGATATAAGATTAGCATGGTTAGAAATGTTAAAGTGGGTGTTGAAATGAAAACAACTGAAAGAGAGATTTGGGAAAGAGCATTAGCTACTGCGAAGGAAGAACTAAATAGAGCAGAACAGTTAATAGTTTTAAACAAAGAATTAATCAAAGTTTCTTCGGACAAGCTCCGCAGACTTCCGCCAGCGTTGAAAAAGAAAAAGCCAGCAGAAGGAATTAATTAGGCGGAAAGTGTCCGATGTCGTTGCCTCACCCCCAACTTAAAGCTATCGCTTGCCGCCTGCACGCGGACGATAGCTATAAGAGGGGGTCAAGCATCGGCCATTCCGCAATTAGATTAAAAAGGTTTTTTCCCTCTCTTACGAGGAAAAAACCTCGCCTACAGCAAAGATTGTAGGATATAGGAGTATAAAATGAAAGATAGATGTGTAAGATGTGGAATTAGAGGGTATTGTAATGATAACCTTATATGTGATGATTGTGAGGTGCCAAAATGAATACATGCAATAAATGTAATAGGATATTTATAGAGTTGGAGATAGGTGCCAGAATTATAGAGTTGGAGATAAAAGAACAAGAAGAAGAAAAGAGTTTTACTTGTTCTGATTGTATAAATGAAGAAATGGATGCACTGGAGGTGTCAGAATGAATACAAAAATAAAAGATGTAATTATGAGCAGTGTTAAAAGATATTGCCCAATGGATGATGTAGAACATATAGACTGGTTGTTAGGAGAGGAGGTGGCAGAATGAATATAGACTTTGAATACTTGTTACCTATGAAAACAATAGATGAATTGAAATACATGAGAGATTTAATTGATGAAGAATTAAAAGAAAGCTCGCCATAAGAGCTTTTTTTTTGCTAAAGTAAACAACACCTTCAAGCCAACAAGCCAGAAGACTTAAATAGTTGGTTGCTTAACCAGCTACCTAAGGTAGCTGCTTAAAGTGACTAATTCTGCTTTAGGTGTGTGTGGCTTGAAGGACTCAGAAGACCAGCCAGCAGGCCATCATATTCAATAGATAGTAGTAGTTAATGTTTCGGACAATTAAAAGAATTCAGCAGGCTACGCGGCCTGCTCGTATCCGATGAAAGAGATGGCCGACTGCGGTCGGCCGTATCCGAAGCCGCTGCGGCGGCCCGTGGTAGTTGACTGATTGGCTCTTACCGCTTAAGTAGTATGTGTGATTAGCGAGTTTGAGTTTGTTTGTTTGTGTGTGTGTTTCAAGACCTCAGACAAATTTTTTAAATATAGATGGTAACATTATAGCCCACTTAGTTTCTTATGTTACCACATATTACTATTATATTATATTATTATAGATACATTTATATAGATACCTATCTATCTATCTATCTATGAAATCTAATATAAACATAACTATAGACACAGAAGTGTTAATAGAACTAAAGAAAGAAGGGATTAACGTCTCTGGACTTACTAATTCATTTCTAAGAACATATAGCAAGAGTGGGAGTAGTAATGTTAAGGATACTCAATTAGACGCTCTTAAAGATAGAATTAGAGAATTAGAGGAAGAGAAAATTAATAAAAGAAATAAACCAAAGGTGGTGGTTAAATATGACAGCTGAATTAGAACTTACCGAAAGTGAGACTGGATGGATACTTTATGATGAGATTATAATGAAGTGTGCTCATTGTTCAAAAAAAATAAATCCTCCATTCTTCTTATGCACAGAATATAATTTAGGATTCTGTGAGGATTGTGAGACATCAAATCCTGGAAGGTTGTGTATGTCAAGAACAGAAGAACATATACATTTCAACATAATAGAACTAAAACATGAAACTAAAACTCGACAAGTGGCAGGAAGAAGTATTAGCGACTGAGGGTAACATCTGCTTAAGGTCAGGCAGACAAGTTGGGAAATCAACTATAATCAGTGTTAAAGCTGGAGATTATGCTCTCAAGAATAAGAACAAAACTATATTAGTAGTCGCAAGTGTAGAACGTCAAGCTTTACTATTATTTGAGAAAATACTATCTCATATTTATACAACAAATAGAAAGGAAATTAGATTAGGAAAAGACAGACCAACTAAACATAAGATAATATTAAAAAATGGTTCTGTGATTCATTGTCTCCCCACCGGCATGAGTGGCTACGGTATAAGGGGTTATACTGTAGACCTTTTGATTGCCGACGAAGCTGCCTTCATTCCAGAAGATGTCTGGACGGCTGTAACCCCCATGTTAGCAGTAACAGGGGGAGACATAATCCTCTTATCTACTCCTTTTGGTAAGGGGAATTATTTTCATAGATGTTTCTCAGATGAGAATTTTACTAATTTTCATGTGAGTTCAGAAGATTGTCCAAGAAAGAATGTAGAGTTCTTACAACATGAGAAAGAGAGAATGTCTAAAATTCAATATGCTCAAGAATATTTAGGAGAATTTGTAGATGAATTAAGACAATTCTTCTCAGATGAATTAATTAAATCTTGTATGACACAGAAAAGAATTTCGTATAATTCAGAGCAAAGATATTATCTGGGAGTGGACATAGCAAGAATGGGAGAAGATGAATCTACTTTTGAAATAATAGATAGAACAGATAAGGAGAATCTAATTCATGTAGAGAACTTCATAACTAAACACACATTAACCACAGAAACAACAAAAATGATTCTCGCTATGAATAAATCATGGGATTTTAAACAGATTTTCGTTGATGATGGAGGTATGGGGGTAGGGGTATTTGACCAATTACTTACCGAGGAATCAACCAGAAGGAAAACAATAGCGATAAACAACACAGCAAGACCATTAGATAGAGAAGAAAAACAGAGAAAAAAGACAATGAAAGCTGATTTATATAATAACTTATTAGCACTAATGGAAAAAGGAAATATAAAGCTATTAGATGATGATGAGATTTTTCTTTCATTGAAATCAGTCCAATATGAATATAATGATGATGGTAAGATAAAAATCTTTGGGAATTACACTCATATCGCAGAAGGATTAATCAGAGCTGCATGGTGCTCTAAAGATAAAAGCTTAAATATATGGATACGTTAATAGGATTAAAATGGTAACAACTACAATGTGTGTGTCAGGAGCTGTAATAGTAAAAGCAGGAGATGGTATGAATTCTAATGTTCCTGGATTAAAGGTAGATTCAGATGGTGCTATAGATGTATGGATTACAGAAGCTGAAAGTTTAATCAATAATAATATCAGATTTAATTTCACAGATGTTTACGCAGCATTAAATGATGATGTCAAAAAGACATTACAAGAAATATGTTCTGCATTAGCTGCAATTCAAGCTATACAATACGACATGGGAGGTTACACTTCAAGAGAAGAAGCACAATCTATGATTAATATTCAAAGAGATGCAGCGTTGAGAGGATTGTCTATCTTCAGAGATAAGAAAGTGGAGGACTTCACAAATGCCGCATGATTTTAAATTATTCCCTGAACTCACTAACAGACAGATGCAGATATATTATTTTGAAAGTCCACACAGACAAATCACAGAAGATTTTAGAGCAAGAGTTATGAAAGTAACAGATGGAGATACAATCAGAGTTAGATGGGAAGGTAGAGATTTTGATTTTCCAATTAGATTCTTAAATAATGCAGCACCAGAATTAAATGAGAAAGGTGGAGTAGAATCACAAGCATGGTTAGAACAAAGAATTCTGGGAAAAGAGGTAGAGATACATATTAACCCAAAGACAAGAGTAGAGAAATGGGGTAGATTATTAGGTGCTGTTTATGTAGGTGGTTCTAACGTCGGAGAAGAAAGTATATTCTTAGGTCATTCTGTAGCATGGGAAGATAGAGCAGAAGGATTAATTCCAAATTTCGCAAAGGAGATTGAAAGAAAATGAGTTTAAACTTTGGACTACTATCACCAGACAAGGAAAAAGCAACTGCTAATTATGACTTCATAGACATAGCCAGAAATGTTGCGATAACAGTATTTTATCCGGGACAATCTTATGACGAAACAACTAAACAATACTCATTATCAAACTTAATATTTCAAAGTGGAAGGAACTCAGCATACGCAGAAACTACAGCAGGTTCAAATGAGAAGATAATTGATATTACTTTTGAAGCACTTATAGGTGCACCATTTCAAATCCAAGGAACTGTAATATTAAACGTTCCAATGAATATAGATTCAACAGAAGGTTCAAGTGATTACACTATGAAAGGATTCATATCAGGAGCAGTTTTAATTTCAGGAGCAACTCTAACAACAGCAGGAACATTCAAAAGCCAAACACAAACAGCAGCATCAGAAACAAATAATGAAACTATGATGGCTGTAAGATTCCATACTAATACACAAAAGATAAAAGCTGGAGAGTATATACAGTTAAAATTAGAGGGTTGGGGAGAAACATCAGTAGCTGGAGGGGGTAGAACAGGAAAGATGTGGTTAGGATATGACCCAAGTAATAGTGGAGTTAATGGAGAGGAAACAGACCCACAGTTTGCATTCACAACAGCAGGGTCACAATCAAAATTATTATTACCAATAAAGATAGATTTGTAAAATGCCAGAAACAAATATAGGCGCAGCTGAAATAGGAGATTTTGAAAACAATGCTACAGATTTTAGTGTTGATTCAGCTCAGACAGATGGACCAGCAGACCAGAAAGAAACTGAATGGATGAATTCTAATTGGTCGCAACAATTAGGATATTATAAGAAAATCCCAGAACTAAAACAAGCAGTAGATGCTTTAGCGACGTGGACAATAGGAAAAGGATTCCAATCTAATGAGATTACAGAAATGTTATTGATGTCAATAAAAGGTTTTGGAAAAGATACATTCAACACAATCATGGAGAATCAAGTAAGAGTGTCTAAAATAGGTGGAGATTCTTTCGCTGAAATAATCAGAGATAAAAATGGATATTTAATTAATTTAAAACCATTAGACCCTGGAGTTATGAAAATCATAGCGAACAGGAGAGGTATTATTATTAGATACGAACAAACCTCAAAGACAACAAAACCAGATAAGAAATTCCAACCAGAAGATATATTCCATTTATCAAGAAACAGAACAGCAGATGAAATACATGGAGAATCCTTAATAGATGCTGTTGAAACAATCATCTTAGCAAGAAACGAAGCTATAGAAGATTATAAAAAATTACTTCACAGAAATGTATATCCTGTTAGAATATTCTATTTAGATACAGATGATACAGCAAAAATATCAGAATTCAAAGCTAAACAAGATAAAGCACAATATCAGGGAGAGAATATCTATATTCCAAAAGGTGCAGTTGAAACAGAACTATCAGCAGTTCCAGGTAATGCTACATTAAATCCTCTTCCATGGATTCAACAATTAAATCAATACTTCTTCCAAGCTTGTGGAGTTCCTCAAATTATCGTGGGTGGTTCACAAGAAATAACAGAAGCTTCAGCTAAAATATTATATTTAGCATTCCAACAAACCATAGAAGAAGAACAATTATACATAGAAGAAGAAGTATTAGCACAATTAAATTTAGAAATAGAATTAGAATTCCCAGCATCATTAGAGAATGAAATGTTATCAGATAAAGCAAAGGAAGAAACTATGCAAGCTTCAACACCAGAAGATACAAGCGTTAAGGGGGTGGGTTTAAATGGCAAGAGTTCCAGCGGTAACGAAGAAAAGAAAGGAAAAGTATAAGAAATTAAAAGGAAAGAGAAAGACAATTAGTTCTCCTTATAGTGGACCTTCTATTCATAAAACTAAACAATCAGTAGAGAAAAAAACAAGAGACACAGAAAGACAAGCAAAACAAAGTTTACCATTTGATGCAGGAGGAACAGGAACACCACCAGCAAAACCAACACAACCAACTACTCAAAAAGGTTTACCACCAAGAACAGATGTTAGTATATTTGGTCAAGATGTTAAATTACCATCAAGACCAGAAGGACAGGGATTGGACCCTGAATTATTATTAGCAGGATTACCAGGAGCATTTGGAGGAGCAGTAGGTGCAGGAAAAGCTGCAGCAACAGCTGAAACTCCAATTCAAAAACTGTTAGGTCCTGTAAGCAAACTATCACAAGCAGAAGAATTCAAAAGAGCAAAAACTACATTTGAAAGTGGATTAAAATTAAAAGGTCCAGAAGGAGTTAATCAATTTGTCATTCAAAAAATGACATCAATAAACAACGCTATCAATAATGTAAAAAAAGCAATATCAAATAAACAAGTAATATATGATACAGCAGAAGCAGCATCAGGTGGTCCTACAAGATATACAAGAAGATACGCAGGCAAAGGATTCAGCACATTAGAAACTTGGAAAGGTCCAGGACCATATTTAAGAGCATTACCAAACACTAAAACAGCAGCATTATCAGAAGCATATTTATCTAAATTAACAGCAACATTAACACACCCTGCATTTGTAGTAGCAGCAATAAGTAGTTCTTTAGGAACATATCCATGGGCATTATGGGCAAAGGG